TGATAATGCCCTGCTACTGGGGCGGTGAAAATACCTGTGGCAGGAACGTAGTGACCAGAATTAAAGTCTGTAAAATTTCCGGTCCCTGACCCCCATTCGATGACAGTGCCAGAGCCACCAAAAGAGCTTATTGTCGTATAGGCTTCTCCTGCCTGTGTGCCACGAACACTAAACCCAACATAATTTGGTTTTATTACACGCCCACTGCTATCAACAGTCAGCGCACTATTCCCGTTGGTCGGGTCTTGGATTTCGGAGACTTTTAAGACGCTACTCATTG